AAAATATTTTAATCTTCTAGCATTCTATAGAAACTCTGAATGAGCAATCGGGCTTTCTGCGTCAAGGCGTAGCGAATTCGGTAGCTCATTTTGTTTTCCTCATAGAATAAGTGCTGTTCATGGGTCATTTTACCAGGTGAGAGCCTATCAAAGTGTTTATACACTAGGTCTTTCTTCATAGCAGGGTAGATAAACATCTCTTTAACCTTCCTACTACTACGGTTTAGACCCTCAGCCACGTAATCAGCGGTCCAGAACTCCAAATCATAGGTAAAAAGCATTATCATCATAAATGTGTAGTTTAAATCGTGCTCACTACGCATGTGTTTGAGTGATAAGTCTAAGTTTTTTAACCCATTACGCTCCTTAGTGTACTCATAGGAGCGGAGTTTGGCGAATTCTCGCATCTTCTTCTTCTTACTCCTCTTTGATTTCATTAAATTCCTTATTTTTGATAAAAATACTAATTAAGATGACCAACTTAGACCTTTTCTTAGAGGAGTTCACCGAAAAAGCAAAGGAAATACAACAATTGCTTGATAAATACGGTCTCACAGATGAGGTTTCCATGGCTTTAGGCGTTTCTCACACGGAATGGGATATAGATGAGCCAAGAGTACAGATAGTATTCACTTCAAGCGCACCTAATTTGGATGATTTTGACGAACTACTAGCTTATATGCAAGAAGCTACAGAGGTAGAGTCAGGTTCTAAACCAAAAGAAGGTACTATAGATTGGTGGATTGATAAGTTTGGTGATGGAACACTAAATTAAAATGGATTTAATACGTAAGATTGTAATCGGGCAAAACCCGAAAGATGCTATGGCATACTATGTAGGTATGCGTGTAGGAGATAATAAAATAGTAGTAATTGAATTTAACGAAAGAGGATACTACAAAACTGGCGAGCGTTGCTATAATATCTACATTGAACACCCCCAAGAAGGGACAATGTTCTGGAAAGAGATAGTAAATGCACCTTGTATAGTGGAGTACGACCTCAACTTTTAGTATGAGAGCATTAGGCATGTTTGTAGTCCGACTTCCACAGAAGTTTAAGGACACGATTTCTATTGCGGGGCAAGAGATGTACCTCGCTTCCAAATTTGATGAATTCGGTAACCGTATTAACTATGCAGAGATAGTATCTACTCCTGCACGTTTTGATACAAAAGCTTCCCCTGGAGATATACTGTATTTTCACCACCACGTGTGTGTAGAGAAAACACTCCATCTAGAGGATGATTTGTATATGGTACGTTACGATCCTAATGGGGGGTATGGTTCTCACGCTTATGCGTATGAGACTCCAGATGGTAAAATTCATATGTTATCAGATTGGGTTTTCATAGAGCAACCCCAAAAGATTACAGAAAAAATAGTAGAGGGAATAATCATCTTAGAAGAAGATACTGATGCAGATCATGGATTTGTTAGGTATTCAAATGATGAGCTTAAATACCTAGGAGCAAACCTTGGTGATAAAGTTTATTTCTCTCAACATTCAGACTACGCCATGGAGGTAAAAGGGGAAACTCTTTGGAGAATGAGGAACGATGACTTATTGTACGCCCACAATGGCTAAAAGAAAAAAATTCAGCTCACTCGCTGCAGCGGAGCGTTTACTAAACTCCATGGAGATTGCTATAGATAATATGATTGAAGAAATCAAGAAACCTGTAGACCCTGACCTTAATGGTTCGGGACGTAAGGCGGAGCTTCAGTCTATTAAGCAAACAGCAGTAGATGCACGTGAACTACTACAAGAGCGTCAGCGCCTTGAAGAAATGATACGTTCACTAAAGGATAGTGGAGGTATGAGTGAGGAAAATGATTTCTCTGGAGGTTTTGCAGAAAGGTTCAGCAAATAATGGCAGGTCTAGTAGATATAGAAGACTACGAAGATGAAGTGGTTAATGTGTGCCAAAACGGTACTAGCGGTGAGATTATAGAGATATCTGATTTAGCCATACAACTACCCAAGCTTCCTCCAAAAAAAGAGATACTGTTTCACGACCTACCTAAGAAAGAGCAGTATTGGCGTAGGACTCCAATGCCCAAGGACTTACTGTATATACGCTCTATGGACGAGTGGGCAGAAAGCCCAAGAGAGTTTCGTGGTGTACACACCCCATATATTCAAAATGAATTTAAAAGAAGACGTGAAGGTGTATGGTTTTATAACAATGGAAAACCTACCTACCTAACGGGTCGGCACTATATGATGCTCCAATGGAGTAAGATTGATATAGGCTATCCATCCTTTTTAGATTTTCAACGTAAGCTATTTACTCACTTCTTAGCGTGTGAGGTTGATGACCGCTCCCTAGGACAGATATATACTAAGTGTAGACGCTCTGGATATACCAACATGAGTGCATGTATTGAAGTTGATGAAGGCACACAAGTGAAGGAAAAGCTTTTAGGTATAATGTCTAAGACGGGTAAGGATGCTCAGGAGAATATCTTTATGAAGAAGGTTGTTCCAATATTTAAGAGTTATCCGTTTTTCTTTAAACCAATACAGGATGGTACAACCAATCCACGTATGGAGCTTGCATTCCGTGAACCTAGCAAGAGAATAACCAAGAACAACAAAACATCTCACAAAGGCGAAGCTCTAGATACAATAGTAAATTGGAAGAATACTACAGCTAATGCATATGATGGTGAGAAACTACATATGTTATATCTTGATGAAGCAGGTAAATGGGAACGTCCACTAGATATACAAGATGTGTGGCGTATACATAGAACCTGTCTTATTGTTGGTCGTAGGGTAATTGGAAAAGCTTTAGTAGGATCAACAGTAAATCCTTTAGACCGTGGTGGCGCTCCGTTTAAAAAATTGTATTACAATTCCGACCCTTATGAAAGAAATGCGAATGGTAGAACAAAAAGCGGGTTATATAAGATATTCATACCTGCATATGATGCGCTTGAGGGATTCTTTGATAAACACGGAAACGCTGTTATTGACGACCCAAAGGAACCCGTGGAAGGATTGGACGGAGAAACTATAACTATAGGTGCAAAGACTTACTTACAGAATGAGCGTAAAGCACTAATGAGTGATCCTTATGAATTGAACGAGGTTATACGTCAGTTCCCTTTCTCGGAAGACGAGGCATTCCGTGATTCTACAAAATCCTCTCATTTTAATATCGGTAAGATATATGAGCAGATATCCAACAATGAAGATTTATATCCTTCACCAGTAGTACGAGGAAACTTCATGTGGCGTGACGGAGTACAGGATAGTGAGGTTATATGGTCACCCGATAAAAACGGTAAGTGGCGTGTGTCTTGGCTTCCACCTACTGAGATAAGAAATAAAAAAGAATTAAAATTCGGAAAGATTAGTCCGGGAAATGGTTTACTAGGTGTAGGTGGAGTGGATAGTTATGATATAGACAAGACTGTAGATGGCCGAGGCTCTAAGGGTGCATGCCATTTTTACAACAAGTTTAGCATGCAATATCCATCAAACATCTTTGTAGCCGAATATGCGGAAAGACCACCATTAGCTAGAATCTTCTATGAGGATATATTAATGGCTTCTATATTTTACGGCTACCCTTTATTGATTGAAAATAACAAGTATGGTATAGTTAGATACTTTGAGGCTAGAGGTTATGATGAGTACGTAATGAATAGACCTGAACATCTTACTCCACCCGGTGCAGCCCAAAATGTAAAGACTAAAGGTATACCATCAAACTCTAAAGATGTAATACAAGCTCATGCCCAAGCAATAGAGGCTTACGTACACGAACACGTAGGTTTACATAATGAGACGGGTAACTACGGAAGGATGTATTTCAATAGAACATTAGAGGATTGGATTGGATTCAATATTGATGATAGAACCAAGTTTGATATGTCTATCTCTTCAGGGCTAGCTTTACTAGCATCTCAGAAGGTTATTAAGGAGATTAAAAAGAAAGAACTAAACACCCAAGTCTTTTTTAGGAGATTCAAGCCTAGAGAGTTGTAAATAATTAGCTACCAGGTATTTAGTATATTTGCACTAAAGTGGGTTTACCAATATACTGAATATGTCAAGTAAAAAGAACTACGGAAGCTTCCCAGACCCGTTAGCATCATTTGTTGAAAAAGCAGCCAAGTCTTACGGACTAAAGTACGCACGTGCTATCGTAGGTCAATGGGGTTCTTCAAATGAGTCTAACTCTCTCTATGGTCGTAGAATGAAAGAATTCAACACCAATAGAGATTATGCAAACGGTACACAGGACACATCAAAATACAAACAGGTACTTAATTCTCTAGACCCGAATAACGGAGATGGAACATTATTGAACATTGATTGGTCACCCGTACCTATCATTCCTAAGTTTGTAAAAATCGTAGTTAATAAGATTCTATCACGTGAGCCTTATCCAAACCTTGAAGCCGTAGACCCATTATCCTTGACAGAAAAGGAACGTAAAAAAGCGGAAGTTCAAGCAGGAGTAGAGAACCGTGAGTTCTTTAATAAAATGAAGGAAGCGGGTCTTAACCCAGGAATAGATGTAGACAAGATACCAGATACTGCTGAAGAAGCAGAGATTTTTCTTGACACTAATATTAAAGTTTCATCAGAGATAGCTGCTCAAATAGCTACAAATCTCACTTTACAGTGGAACGACTTCCCAGAAAAAATATATCGTAGAGCCGTAGAAGATTTAGTTGCTGTTGGTATGGCAGTGGTTAAAAGAGATAACGACCCTAACTACGGAATCAGTACTAAATATGTTGATCCTGAATATTTTGTTCACTCACAAACTGAAGACGCAACAATGTCTGATTTGAATTATGCAGGACATATTTCAAGGATGAGTATTGAAGAGTTGAAACGTATTTCACGTGGTGAGTTTGAAGAGGAGCAGTACGAAGAGATGGCTCGGCAGGTAAAGAGTCGTTACTCCAATGACCCTACAAGATTAGGGAATAGTAATTATGATGAAAGCATGAATAAGACCGTGTTCGGATATGATAATTATATCATAGAAGTTCTTGATTTTGAATTCATGTCTAGTGATTGTCTTCATTTTGAGGAAAAAGAATCACGCTTTGGTAATGTAGGTTTTTACTACAAAGGTCAGGAAGAAATTAATATCCCATCGGGTACTGTGTTTGAACGTAAAGCACACAAGATGGAGCACGCTACAGTGTATGGAGGTAAGTTTATCGTAGGAACTAAGTATATGTTTGACTACGGATTAAAGAAAAACCTACCACGTAACATCCATGATATCACACGTACTCGCATGAGCTACTCTGTTATATCTACAAATTTACGTAAGATGATGCCGAAGAGTATGGTTTCTAGTATCAAGCAGTATGCTGATATGATGCAGCTAGCTCACTTGAAACTCCAACAATCCGTTGCGAAGGCAAAACCAGATGGTCTTATCATTGATGTTGAAGGTTTAGAGAATGTTCAACTTGGTAAAGGTGGAGACTTACAGCCACTAGAAATACAAGATATATATGAGCAAACGGGTGTATTTTATTACCGCTCTAAAAACCCAGAAGGTGGATTTCAAAATCCTCCCATTCGTGAGATTGGCAATGCAATACGTAACATTCAAGAACTAATTGGAATATACAATCAGTACCTAAATATGATTCGTGATACCACGGGTCTTAATGAAGTTGTTGATGGTTCAACTCCCAAGGGTGACTCCCTCGTAGGTGTTAGACAACAAGCGATAAGCGCTTCTAATAATGCTATATACGATATTACCCACGCATCACAAGTTTTATATAAGAGGGTTTGTGAGGATATTGTAAAATGTCTTCAAGTATTATCTCCAGATTCTATACTTTATAGAGTATATGAAAAAGCTGTAGGGGAAACAAACATGGCTATTCTCTCTTCTTTTAAAGACTTGCCTATGTTTAACTTCGGTGTTCGTGTTGTAACCAATATGAATGACGAGGATAGAATGTACTTAGAGCAAAACATTGCACAGTCTATTGCCCAAGGGGAACTAGATATTGAAGATGCACTAGCTATTCGTAGGTTAAAAGACGTAGATCAAGCGGAGCGTTTGTTAGTTGTGAGACGTAAGAAAAGAATGAAGTTGCGTCAAGAGATGGCACAGCAAAACTCTCAAATGCAAGCTCAAGCCAATCAACAGACGGCACAAGTTTCTGCTCAGTTGGAAGCTCAGAAAATGCAAATGGAAGCTCAACTTAGTGCACAGAAAACTCAAATTGAAGCCCAGGCGCAAGCTCAGTTGATAGAGATTGAGTATGGGTTTAAGATGGAGTTAGAGAAAATAAAATCTCAAACACGTGATGCTAACGTAGAACGTCAGTATGGATTCCAGCAATCTAATGAAGACAAACGTGAGAAAGCAAAAGATGACCGTGTTAAAAAACAAGCTGTAGAGCAATCTAAACTTATATCTCAACGCCAAGGAAAAAGAGGTGAACTTAACGATGATGATAGTTCAGACATTCTTTCTCAACTATTTGATAACCAGTAAATTACTACCTTTGTAACATGGC